TGCCGGCACTGAACGTTGCACTCTCTGGTAAACTTGATGGTGGACTGACGCCCGGCCTGACAGTATTCGCCGGACCCTCAAAACATTTTAAGACGGCATTTGCCATGCTCCTTGCCAAGGCTTATCTTGACAAGTATGATGATGCAGTAATTCTGTTTTATGATTCTGAGTTTGGTGCCCCACAAGGATACTTTGACAGTTTCGGTATCGACACTGACCGAGTGATCCACACTCCTATCACCGATATCGAACAGTTGAAACATGACTCTATGTCTCAGTTGAATGACATTGTACGCGGTGACCGCGTGATGATTATCGTGGACTCTGTTGGTAACTTGGCATCTAAGAAAGAAGTTGATGATGCATTGGACGGAAAGTCTGTTGCGGATATGACTCGCGCCAAACAGATGAAGTCACTGTTCCGAATGATTACACCACACCTGACAATCAAAGACATCCCTGCTGTGGTAGTCAATCATACCTACAAAGAGATCGGTATGTTCCCCAAAGATATCGTGTCCGGTGGTACTGGTATTTACTACTCTGCTGATAACATCTACATCATCGGCCGACAACAAGAAAAGACCGGCACAGATTTGGTGGGGTATAACTTTATCATCAATATTGAGAAGTCCCGTTATGTCCGTGAGAAATCTAAGATTCCAATTGAAGTCACGTTTGAGGGTGGTATCAGCAAGTGGTCCGGTCTCTTGGATATGGCAATGGAGTCCGGTCATGTAGTCAAACCATCTAACGGTTGGTATCAGATCGCCGCTAACGGTGAGGATAGTAAAAAGTATCGCACCAAGGACACATATCAGAAAGAATTTTGGTTGCCTATCCTCAAAGACGAAACGTTTGTAGAGTGGATTTCTAATCGATACCTCATTTCTTCCGATGCAATCATGCAAGCAGAGGTGACTGAAGAGGATATTGAAGATGCCTACAACGAAGTGTGACAAGTGCGATTCTCAAATTGATATTGACAAAGACCCTGCAATATGTTTTAATAATGGTGATGAACGGGTTTACTTATGTGAACCCTGTGTTGAGGAAGTGAAAAGAGAATTTATTGATGAGATTAGAGACACAAATATTATCGAATCTGATACTTGATGAAGAGTATGCCAGAAAAGTTATTGCATTTTTAAAAGAAGATTACTTTCTTGATGCGGAGTATCGAACTGTATTTCATGCAGTGGGTCAACACTTTCAGAAGTATAACGTTGCACCATCCAAGAGTGCCATTCTCATTTCCTTGCAGGACAATCGTAGTATCACGGAAGACCTGTATGCTAGGTCAGAAGAACTTGTAAACGGACTAAACAATGTTGAAGACAACACTGATTGGCTTGTAGATCAGACCGAGAAGTTTTGTAAGGACAAGGCAGTTTACAATGCCATCATGCAGTCAATTCAGATTATCGATGGGGATGATAAAATTCATACCGTCGATTCCCTCCCTAGTATATTATCTGATGCTCTAAGTGTTGGGTTTGATAATCATGTTGGTCACGATTATGTTGCCGATGCAGAAACCAGATATGAATATTATCACAGAGAAGAAGAAAAACTTCCATTCGATTTGGACTACTTCAACAGAGTCACTGAGGGTGGGTTGAGTAACAAGACCTTGAATGTTGCACTCGCTGGAACTGGTGTGGGTAAGTCATTGTTCATGTGTCACTGTGCCGCATCCTGCATCTCTCAGGGCAAGAATGTTTTGTATATCACACTGGAGATGGCAGAGGAACGCATCGCAGAACGTATCGATGCGAACATGATGAACGTGCCGATCACAGACTTGCGTGATCTCTCCAAGAAAATGTTTGATGATCGGGTCGATAAGATCAAGAACAAGATCGATGGACGTTTGATTATCAAAGAGTATCCTACTGCCTCTGCTCACGTTGGACACTTCCGTACACTGCTAGAAGAATTGAAAGTCAAACAGAACTTTACTCCAGACATCATCTATGTTGACTACCTAAATATCTGTGTGAGTCAGAGACTCCGTGGAAATGTTGGTGCAAACTCTTACACTATTGTCAAGAGCATTGCAGAAGAAATGCGTGGACTTGCTGTTGAGTTTGATGTGCCGATTGTCACTGCAACACAGACAACCAGAGGTGGGTACAACAATAGTGATGTTGATCTGACAGATACTTCAGAGTCATTTGGTTTGCCTGCAACGGCTGATCTGATGTTTGCTCTTATAAGTACTGAGGAATTGGAACAACAGGGTCACATCATGGTGAAACAATTGAAGAATCGATACAGTGACCCCACGAAGAACAAACGATTTATGATCGGTGTTGATCGTGCGAAGATGAGACTGTATGATTTGGATGAAGAAGCACAACATGACATTCACGACTCTGGACAAACCATTGACAATGGTCCAGTTTTTGACAAATCAGAGTTTGGTTCTAGAGCAAACTTGGGTTCTATAAAGATATAAATAAAAGTATGATTAGTAAAATACTATTTGGTTTTATTCTGGCTGGAGGCGCGGTAGGTTATCTATACTACACGCAGACTCAAGCTGAACTGGTTGAGTTGCGAGAGTATAACATGGCGTTAGAAATCAAGGCTCAAACCCAAGATGAAACCATCGACAAAATGAATAGTCAGTACCAGTTGCAAGCACAAGCTCTTATGGATTTGACATCTAGAAATGCGGAGATTGTTGCGGAAAGAGATAGGTACTTAGATATTTTTCGTAGACATGATTTGTCTAAACTGGCCGCTGCAAAACCCGGCTTAATAGAACCGAGAGTTAATAATGCTACCAAAGAAGTTTTCGACAGTTTGGAAAACGACAGTAATTACGACTTCAATCCTGATCCTTAGTGGATGTGCGCTGATGAAACCAGCGCCAAGGGAAGTTGAAATCAGAACTGTCGAGATGAAAATACCCATCCAGCACCCCGTAATGCCGAGACCTATCGACATGAAAGACCCCGCTTGGTATGTAGTGTCGGAAAAGAATATAGAAGAATTCATGAAGAGAATTCAAAAAGAAACTGGCGGAGTGTTCTTTGCAATGACGCCGGGTGATTACGAACTAATGGCTTACAACCTTCAAGAAATCAAAAGGTTTGTAAAAGAAACTAGAGAAGTGATTATATATTATCGTACTGTGACTTCAGATGATGAAACTGAAACTGAAAAAGAGGTTACAGATGACGGACGAAGCGAAGAATAGAGAATATCATCCTGCTGATTCAAATGGTGATGGTAAAGTAGATGATGAAGAAAAAGCAATGTACATGGAATTCAAGAGAAAGGAACTTGAAGACAACGATGCCATGCGTGATGCCCAAAGGAAGATGGCGTGGTTCGCATTATTTGGAATGTTACTTTACCCTTTTGCAGTGGTCATTGCTTCTCTCGCCGGTTTGGATCAGGCACAAGATACTCTTGGAGACATGGCGCCTACTTATTTTGTTGCTGTTGCTGGTATCGTTGCCGCTTTCTTTGGCGCACAGGCATTTAGTAAGAAATAATATGATATGATCTATTTTAAAATCCCTCTGGAAATGTCAGAGGGTCTACGCAATGAGTTTGAACAAGTAATTTTTAACAGTCAGAGTTCACTTCACAGACATCAAGTGCCTCACAAAGAGGCCATTCCACATGATCTTGATATCTTGTTTATGACTCCCCATGACCATTACTCCAATCTAAATCCACCACAACACCACAGAAATCTTATAGAACGGGTGGTAGATATCATGCACCCCGATATCCCACTCGCAGCATTTCCCGCCACCATGTTTCATATCCCCCCACACGGGGAGGTGCCGGCACACGTTGACAATCCCGACTATGGTAGAAGGACTGGCATTGTGTTTCCCATAACCCCATACGATCCAGACAAGTGGGCACCATGTAAGACCGGAATACACGAACCAGATACTTACTGCGAGTTTCATTCCTGTTACGCCTTTTCTACTGATGCTAGACATGAGGTTTACAACAATGAATATGTCCGCTCAATGGTGCAAATCTGGGTAGATTTGGACTGTTCAGAGGTTTATGACAGGTTCAAAACAGGAAAACTTTTTAAGCCATTGAATTCTAAGGATTTCTTTTTCGTTTAAAATCAATGACTTACAAAAAAATCAAATTTTTTTTATTCTCCTTATAAATCAACAACTTACAGACCCCACTAGACTTGACATCTGCCCCGATAGCTGTCATAATAGGTGTGTAAATTGAGTTGAGAGAGGTTTTTTGGTTATGTTTCGATTGTTTCAGTTAGACATTCCCCCCGAAGAGTTCAACGCCGTCAATCGGTTGGGTTGGACTGAGGCGATGGCACAGTTCCCGCGCATCGAAGCTCACATGGCATTGTCCACTGGTGGTTCCGATGCCTATGTGACTGAGTACGATCAGTACTTCAAACATGTTGCTGACATTGATGTGAATGACCCCGAAAAGGCATTCCTTGTTCACAACAATCCACATGGTCGCACCGATCTTGAGTGGCTCGTTGTTCGATACGGACCCCAACATTCGATGTCAGTTGGTGACATTCTCGTTGGTGAGTACGGTGAAGTTCTCATGGTAGACAATTCTGGTTTCACTCAGTTGATGTCTTCTCACATTGGTGCTGATGTTGCGGAGGTTGCGTAATGGTTGTTTGGCAAGAATTTGAATGTGTGTTGTGCGGTGAAAAGTTCAATGAGTATGGCAACAATCCATACCCGTTGGCAGAAGAGGGTGAGTGTTGTGACTGCTGCAATGAGGATGTGATCGTGGCACGACTTGAGGCAATGAACAAAAATTGGACGGTGAGTAATGACTCTGAGTAAAGCAGGACGTATTATCAATGCTGAGGCCGAGTTCCTTGGCAAGACTTGGGATTGGGTGATGAATGCCATCGCCACCAACCCAAACATGTTCCCAAATCGTGCCATAGAGGCACACAAGGTTTTGACATCGTGATGACCGAAGAAGAAGTTGTGGCGGAAGTTGATGCATTTCTTTTTGTGGATCGTCATGTAACTATTCGTAAAGACGGCACACCAGTGTTGGTCTTTGGAGTTGAACAGATGGAATCCGAGTTGAAAGATTTATTGAATGCCGCCCAGAAGGAGAGTAAGTAATGAAACTGGTATTTGCGTTGGTCGTATTAATTAATAATTTGCCCAACAATACTGATGGTATGTATTTCCAAAATGCCGCTGAGTGCAATCAAATGGCTTTTGAGACC